GGTACTGATGGTGTTGCTGGCTCACTTGGCACTACTGCTCGTGTAACTGGTACTGATCGTGCTTTCACATCAACAATCTTAAACACAGTTATTCAATCAACATACACAGCAGGTGGCGCACCTACATTGTTGTTGGTTACTCCAGCACAAAAAGTAGTTGCATCAACATTCACAGGCATTGCTACACGCTTCCGTGACGTTCCTGCTGCTCAACAAGCACAAATCGTGGCTGCTGCTGACGTTTATGTCGGTGACTTCGGTGTTCTACAAATCGTTCCAGATCGTTTCATCCCTAATACGGATGCTGATGATGTAGCTTTCTTGTTAGATCCAGAGATGGCTGCTGTTGCTTACCTTCGCCCATTCCAAACATTAGAATTGGCACGAACAGGCGATGCTGAAACAACTCAACTTTTAGTAGAATACACACTAGAAGTTAAGAACCAAGCTGCACATGGAATTATCGCTGATTTAAACTAGTAGAAAAGGATGGAGAGGGCTTCGGCTCTCTCTATTTACACATGGAAAATACAATACATAACACAGTTTCAAGTACAACTTTCGTTGATGAAGATGACAAGCTAATTATTGCACAGACACAAGATATTAGCGCACTCGTTGAGCATAATAAGGCTTTATATGCACAGTCAATGAACAATAAAGGATGGGATGGCAATAACGCATTATCCCCACAGAACAAAGTAGCATCAATCCCACTTGTCGTGTTTCAAGAATTAGAGAAGCAGGGCATTACACGAGGATTGCAGGTCTTGGACATGGACAGATTCAAGGCTTTTTTAAATAATCCTGATAACCAAGTATTTCGCACAAGAATGGGTAGAATCTAAATGTCAATAACAAACTATACTGATTTGAAGGCTACGATTGCTAGTTACTTGGCACGTTCAGACTTGACTGCACAGATACCAGACTTCATTCAGTTAGCTGAAACTCGTTTACGCAGAGAGTTGCGTATTCGTCAAATGCTTAAGGTTGTTACTACGGCTACTGTAGCTGGTGATAGCACAGTAGAACTACCATCTGACTACTTACAGATGCGTGATTTGCACATGAATACAAACCCAGTACAGACACTTGGGTATCAGTCACCATCAAACTTCTATCGCAATACTAACGCAGCAATCTCTGGTGTACCATTGCAATATACTGTGCTTGCTCAAGAATTTCAGTTAGCACCAATACCAGATGGCATCTATACATTGCAGATGATTTACTACGCTACACCACCATATTTAACGACATCAAACGTATCTAACGTATTCTTGGCTAATTGCCCAGACTTGTTGCTATATGGCGCACTTGGTGAAGCAGAGCCGTACTTAATGAACGACCAAAGGTTAGCAACATGGGCATCTCTATACGACAGGTCATTGGCTGCACTAACAGTAAGTGACGATCAAGGTGAGTATGGCGGTTCACCACTTTCAATTTCAATAGCAACACGATAGGAATAATCATGGCTGAAATGAGTAACCATTTAGAGAACGCACTTATTAACGCAACTCTACGCAACACAGCATACACATCACCGACAACAGTATATGTGGCTTTATACACAAGCGATCCTACTGATGCCAACACAGGTACAGAGGTATCTGGTGGATCATACGCACGAACAGCAGTCACATTCGCTGCACCAAGTAATGGTGTATCAGTATCTAGCGCAGACTGCACGTTCCCACAATGTACATCAACATGGGGTACAGTAGGCTGGATCGGCATCATGGATGCTTCTACTTCTGGCAACCTTCTATACCACACAGCACTAGATTCATCTAAGACAATTGAAACTGGTGACATCTTTAAGATAGCTTCTGGCAACCTTTCAGTAACATTAGCTTAAGGATAGACAATGGCTTTAATCGTTAAAGACAGGGTTAAGGAAACCACTACCACCACAGGTACAGGTACGATTACGCTCGCTGGTGCATCTACAGGCTTCCGTTCATTCGCTGACATTGGTAACGCTAACACTACTTACTACTGCATCTCAGGCGGATCTCAATTTGAGGTAGGCATCGGAACTTACACGGCATCTGGCACGACACTATCTCGTGATACTGTGCTGTCAAATAGTTTAGGCACTACTGCTAAGATTGACTTCTCTGCTGGCACTAAGGATGTATTTGTTACCTACCCATCAGACAAGGCATTGCTAGGCACTACAAGCGCAGTTTCATCTACAGGCACAGGTAGTGTTGTATTAAGTGCATCACCTACACTAACAGGTGCGGTTAATATTGCTACAGGTAATTCTGACCAAAATGTCAATATTGCTACAAATGCTACATCAGGTAATGGCATGGTTGAAATTGGCACAGGTCGTACATCGTATGTATCTATTAATGCTGGTTCAGATATTAATTCAAGTTTTACAAATTTATATGGATATGTAGGATTACAAGCATCAACACAAGATATCGATATAGGTATAAGTCAAACCACAGGCGTATTAACAATTGGTGGTTCAGTAGATGCTACAGGTACGCTTACAATAGGTAGAAGTCAAAGCACTCAAATAGTTAATATTCATACAGGGTCAGGTTCAGGAAATTTAACTGTTGGTAGTGCATCAAGCACAGGAACATTTACATTTGGTAGGGGCGCATTAACTCAAACAGTTAATGTTCATACAGGAAATGTAATTGCTGGTGAAACTAAAACACTTAATTTAGGTACAAGTGGTCAAGCAGGTTCTACAACTAACATTGCTATTGGTGGTATAAATGGAACAAGCACTACAACACTTAATGGAAAAACATCAGGAAGAATAGTTCCTAGAGTATCAACAACAGCATCTAGCGCAACACCAACAATTAACACAGACAACACAGACCAATTTGGATTAACTGCTCAAGCAGTTGACATTACATCATTTACTACAAATTTAAGTGGCACTCCTACAGATGGTCAGAAGTTATGGATTTACATTGTAGGCACAGCAGCAAGAGCAATTGCGTGGGGTGCTTCTTTTGAATCATCTACAGCAACACTTCCAACAACAACAGTAACTACCAATCGTCTTGATGTCGGCTTCGTATGGAACGCAGCTACATCTAAATGGCGTTGCGTAGCAGTAGCATAGGATAAATCATGGCTAATTGTGCAGTTATTCAAGATGGTGTATTGGTCAACATTATTGTGGCTGAAGTTACAGATACTCCACCAGAGGGATGTATTTTAGTAGAGTTACCTACTTATGACATTGGTTATACATGGGATGGTGTACGTTTTAATCCACCAAAGGCTATTGAGTAATGGCTGATAGATATTGGGTTACTGGTGGAACAGCTATATGGGATGCTACAGACACATCTAATTGGTCTGCAACTTCAGGTGGTGCTGGGGGTGCTTCTGCGCCAACATCTGCTGATACTGTTATTTTTGATGTTAATAGTATCTCTGGCACAATTACTATTGGTACAGGTGCTATATGTTTAACAATTATAGGCAATAACAATAGAGTTTTTTCTTTTGGCGGCAATTTTTTAACTGTTGGAAGTCAAAAAGTAACAATATTAACAACAGGCACTTCATTTACAACTCCTAGTGACTGGAATAATGCTTCTAATAACATTTATTTAATTGGCGGTGGTGGTGGCGGTGCTGGTTCTAACAGGGCTAGTAATAATAGGGCAGCAGGCGGTGGCGGTGGTGGTGGTGGATTTAGACTGCTTACTAATCAAACTATAAGCGGTGCTGTATCTTACGCAATTGGGGCTGGTGGAACTGCTGGATTGGCAGGAACAGGGGCAATAAGAATTGCTGGTACAGGTGGCACTACTACTTGGAATACAATCAATACAGCAACAGGTGGCACAGGTGGTTCATCATTAGGAACAGGCGTTCCTGCATCTACTGCTGGCATAGGTGGCACAGGTACTTATACTGGTGGTAATGGCGGTGTAGGTGGAGTTAATACTACTGCATTTGGTACAGGCGGTGGTGGCGGTGGTGGTAGTGCAGGCGTGAACGGAAATGGCGGTAATGGCGGTACAGGTGTTAATGAATCTCCAACAGTAGAAAACGTAGGCGGTGGTGGCGGTGGCAATGGTGGTGGCACAGCAGGTGGCAATGGAACTATAAGTCCATCAGTTTCAGGGGCAGGTGGTAATAACTCATCAGGTTTTGGTGGTGGTGCTTCAAGAACAACAGATGGAAAAGGTAATGCTGGAACTTTAGGCGGTGGTGGTTCAGGCGGTTTAGGTGGCAGTCGTGCTGGTGGTAATGGTGGCTTTGGTACTGATATTCTTAATGCGTTTGGTTCAGGTGGTGGTTCAGGTGGCTCAACAAATTTAGCCAATACAACAGCCGTTGCTGGATTTTATGGTGGTGGGGGTGGCGGTGCTGGCACTCGTGAAGGTGCATTTTCATTTGCTGGTCGTGCAGGCGCACAGGGCGCAATCATTATTGTTTATACTCCATCAAGCGCACCAGCAGTTAATAGCAACTTTTTCTTTTTGTTTGGATAGATAATGTTCGGTATATCCTCATTTGCTGAAGCACCATTTGCATCACTAGTAGGAAAACTACTGCTTGGCATTGCAAGCGTAAATGCCTATGCAGATGTTTCATGTAACGCTATTGCGATCAGGACAAATTCGGCTTCCATAATCGCTACAGGAAGCGTGACTGCGAGTGCGGTAAGGCAAAGACTAGGTGTTGCTGACATAAATGCGATAGCGAGCGTTTCTGCAAGTTCTAACGCTATTTATAGTGGAATTGGCTCAATAAATGCGTTAGCTACAGTAAGTTGCTATGCAAATGCTAATTATTCTGCTCGTGGCGCAGTAACTTGTACGGCAAATGTAATAGCAAATAACTTTACTAACACTTGGGCGAATGTTGTTGTTACAGATAACACTTGGACAGACGTTTCAGTAAACAC